GCGGGCCTGTACTGTTTATTGCTTACTGCTTTTTTAAAACCGGCTCTTAAAAGGGCCTTGCGGTTATCCTTCCTTATGCCGCATACTTCTTTTGGTAATACGCCTGCACCTTCTGTTTTACGAGTTTATGTTCGGGATGCTTCTCGTTCCAGTAAGCCTCCGAGCGCATAATAACCTCTATATCCTCTCCTGAGGCTCCGCTGCCGCCGATAGGTTCTCTGTCTTCGCCGCCTATCTCTTTGCCGATTTTACTGAGAAGCCTTAAAACCGCCGGATTATTGCCGAACTGATCAATGTTCGCCTTATCTTTTTCATCAGCGTAAACTAAGAATGCCTTTTGAGCAAGGCCAAGATTCGCTTCAAAATTATCGCCCCATTCCTTCTTGAGCGCATCGGTAACTGTCTGTTTCTGGTTTGCCTGTAGCTGCAAACCTTCGGAGATAAGGTCAGCGTATCTATCCATAACACCCTGAACCTGCTTATTTGTCATTCCCATCGCATGACAGGATTTCAAAAAGCTCTTTTCCCTATCTGCTTCAATCTTCACGCCCTCAGGGAATTTTGAATAGTCAAGTTTATATCCGTCCTCTTTCTCCGGCGGTAGTTCATGAGAGCCCAGCCGTTTTTCAAGTGCCGAATAAGATGTAACCGTTTTCTTCGTTGTTGCGAGAATCCTCTTGGCCGTCTTCTCATGATTCACAGAGCCGTCATCATTCTTAACAACAAGCTTTTCAGGAATCTTCAACCCGTCAAAGTCAAAACTGACCTTCTCTTTTTTTCCGTCCTTATCAACCTCAATAAACTCAGGCTGATAAAACTTCTCGGGTATCTCAACATCATCTCCCGCACCGCCGAGAAGATTTTTATTTACATCTCCGTCTTTATTCTGCTCGTCCGCCATAAAATCCCCCTTATTCCGTCGGCTCAGGCATTATTTCTTCTGCCTGAATATTCGTCAAATGCATTATTACCTCATTTACAATATCCTCCGGCAGAAATAAAACTGCATCGGGATATTTCTCTCTCACGAATGTTTCAAGCCTTGCAAACTCGACGTCCAAGATCGCAGCCCTCTCCTCTGTCTCCTTCAGCGCTTTTTTCAACTCCTTGATTGTCTGTTTGTCTTTACCCGGCGTTTCAGCCTGTGGCTGCTCCTGCGCTTTTTCCGGCTCCTCGACAAGCCATCCCTTATCCGTCAACTTTCTCTTCATAAATTAGACCTCCTGCGCATTAGCGCATTTTTTATATATGTATAGCATTACGCTTCTCTGCCCTTCCCTGAAAGCCGTCTCGTGCGAATCGCCCGGCACATGACTTATTCGATTCTCGAACAATACTGACATCTCCTCAAGTATCTTCTGCCCTGCAGGATTCGCCTGAAACACATCGCTGTAGAGTTTTGAATTCACCATACTCGTTTCTTTATGCGCCTCTATTGTCTTTTCCTTACGCGGCGGCATTATCAATCGCTCCTTTCACGGCTATAGGCGCTACGGTCTTCTGCATCTCTGCCTGCTGTTGAGCCTGCTGCTGTGCGGCAATAACTTCCGCCCTATCTTTTCTGATTTTTTCAACTGCTTTTTTATCACGGACAAGCTTCGACGGAACGCCGAGTAAATCCGCCCTCTCCCTCACGGCCTCATCAATATCGTAATTATCGAGAGGCTCTGTGAGACCGTTTTTAGCGAGTGCGCCAAGCTGCATCTCAAACCTATCCATAGCAGCCACATCCTCGAGTTTTTGAGAACGAGCAAGAGGAGAGTTATAAGTAATCTTTGAAATCTGCCGTTGAATGCTTTCAGGAGCATCGCCCAGTATCCCTGCTCGATAAGCAATACCGAAACACCGCTCTACAAGCGGAGACGCATACTCAGGTAAAAGTCTGCCGAACATTGGGGCAAGTATCTGTCTGTTAAGCTGCTGCCTCCACCTCACTTCCTCTGCCGTCATCTGCGGACCTTCTGTGATCTGTAACTGGTCAACTTTCATAAATTTACGGATTTGTTTTTGCAGTCTCGCTATCTCCAAAGCAGCCACATCGAAATTGCCGCCCGGTCTCAGGGGCGTTAAACTGTCTTTACTTGATGCGATAATAACTTTCCGCGCTCCGACCTTAATCGCCTTCGGATTGATCACTCCGTCATCGACAGCAAGCCACATGCCTGACACGGCAAGGTCTGCGTTTGCTAAGACAAGTTTGACGACTTCATTCAGAGTCTTGTGATCCGGCAGCGCATCGTCGCAAGGTCCGAGCGAATACACGCTTCCGGGGATAGGCAGCCAGCGCGGAACTATCACAGGCATCTCCCAATAACCGCTTTCACGCACCTTCTTTTTGGTTTTAAGTTCAATATGCACAGACGCGATATGCAGTTCTTTTCGCTTTTTGTCTTTACCGCGCGGGAATATTGCATTAACAAACCAATGCTGCTCGTCGGGTTTAGCCTCAGCGCTTTTTCTCAGAGTCTCGCTTACATTGTCCTCGCCGTATTGACTGATTGCCTGCTCCGCCGAAAACGACATCACGCGGAAAACAGTATCGATACTACCCCTGCCTGTACTGTCTGCAAAATAGCACTGCGCTAAAGGCCATAGGCGGAAATTATAAAGCTTCCCTGTCTCTTTATAATTACCTTCTTCTATGTACATTACCGGCATAGAAATAACATAATCGAGCATGCACTCATAGCCTGCCACATCGTAATTGCTGTCATGTATTGCACTCCATACAGTATTGGCCGCTTGGTCCAGCCAATCTTTTCCGTCCTTAGGCTCCTCCTTCACACCGAGAAGTTTATGACTGAACCACCTGCTGTGTGCCGGAGTGAGTCCTGAAAGGAGCGCCGAGGCTAAAATAGAGCAGGCATCTTTCAGAGTGCCGTCGTATATCCGGGCGTTCTGACTGCGGGCTGCTCCTGCCGCATCAACGGCTGCTGTCATATCCAAGCCGATCATCTGACCGCGCAACGGATATGTATTGTTGTAAGCCTCTTTCCAGTAGGGTTCGATCCGGCTGCGCTGCTGTTTCATCGCATCAAGCCTACGGATGATTTCCTGCACTGTCCTCATTCGCCTACCCCCTTCAACCTGTTTGCAGCTATACCTTCAGCCTTTTTGATAAGTTCCACTTCCTCCGCATAATCGTAAAGGTCTCCCTGCCCCACAGCATCTTCTTGTCTTTTTGCAACCGTGCTATGCAACATGAAGTAATTGTGATTCGGATTATGCTTGCTCTGAAAGTCTCTGTATGCCCTGAGTCTCTTGAGCCTTTCCTCTTTAGGAAGCTCATATATGATTTTCTCAATCTCCTCCATGAGAATAGGAGTCTTGTTTGTCGAGCCTTTCGGCCTGCCTTTTGCATACTGCGCTATATTGGGATTTCCTCTTGCCATCGTTTAATTATTTTTCAATTAAAATTTTCCATATATTTTGCTCTTGAAAATCTTATTGAATTAATTATTACAAAAGCAGGAAGGACAAAGTAAGGCAAAAAGGAATACACTTTAATCCATTAAACTGTAACGCCAAACAGTCTTTGGAGATATTCCCAATTCTTTCGCAACAGCGCGATAACTCTTAGTCTTAAGCATCTCTTTTACTATCGGAATAATTATTTCTTTCGTTTCCCTATCAGGAATATAAACCCGCTCCCCTCCAAACTCCTTTCGGAGCGCCGAGGCGTTCTCAAACCCTATTATTTCAATTACTCTATGCCACATCATCATCAAGCATCTCTCGCACCTTATTACGAGCATCTTCAAACTTGATCTTCTCGTCTTCTGCTCCGGAGGCCTTCCACTGCCGATACAGATAATCGGCCTCTCCCTTGAGCTTGTGATACTGCTCATAAGCCTCAAAACTCCATACTCCCGATTCGAGTTCTCTGCTGTTTTATTTCCCTTGCCCTCAACTTCTTTTTTTAAGCCGCTGATTATCTCTGTAATACGGCTATCCGGTTTCACGGGCTCCTTCCACTCAACCCAATCCTGCCAGTTGTTGAACCACGTAGAGCCGCTCTTTGGATTTTTCCATGATACATTTAGGAGATGATTTTTATAATTTTTTAAGGCCTTTTTTATTGCCTCAAGGTCTGCATATTTTTTGACTGTAGCCTTAAAATGTCTCAGTGCTTCTTTCTGCCCATCTTTTAGAGGGTAGTCTTTCCAGAGTTTTTCAAACTCTAAAATAAAATCGGTTATATATTTAGGAGAAGGAGAAGGAGAAGGAGAAGGAGAAGGAGCATCGCAAGTCAAAAAAAAGGGGCATTGCGGTATAAATGCACCTGTAATGCCGTCATTATGCAATTTGCATGCAACCCTTATGCAATCGTTATGCAGTTGCATAAGGGTTGCATTGCCCTTGCATTTGATTTGCATTTTTGCATCCGTCGTTTCCTTTAAACTTCCTCTACCCCATCGCTTCATGGCGTTTTGCCGCGCAATCTCGCTCCTATTTTTTGCATGTGCGGCGTATGGATTATGATCAAACCAATCGTGCAGAACATAAATTTCGCCGGCCTTGTCTAAAAAATGTATTTCTTTCGAGAGTAAGGCATCGATAAATTCATCCGGCTCTTTCTCCCATTGCGCCGCGATAGCTATAGTATGGCGCGACATATTTGTAAGGCGCCCGTCTGTCCTATGAGCCCCTGCGTATAGCCATAGATATACCAGCGACTTTATGCCCTCTGCGCCGAGCCTTTTGTACAATAAGACCGTCTTGTAATGGCTCGGAAAGCTCACAGATATCCGTATATCTTTATTCATATCTCCATTGCCTCATCAGTCCCGACATATCGGGAGACGCCCCATTGCTTTGGAGCGTTTCGGCCTCATTGCACACTTTTAATCCAGTGCTCGGAATTCATTTAAAAACTTCCCTGCATAAAATTCCAGCCGGAAAGTCTTTCTTTTATTGTTTCTATCTCGCGCTCTAACGCCTCTTTTTTTGTGCGGTCGGCTTTTGCGTTGGAGAGGGTAAAGACCGGCTTCGCATTTTCGCTTGTCGGCATCTCTACCTCAAAATCAACGGCGATTTCCAGAATATTCTCAGAACCCTCAAAATACGGCAGCGTTAGAATTATCGACTTAGGCAGCTTAGTGGTTTGATCGCCGGCCTTTTCTTTGTAGATGAAAGTATGGTTATGAGGATCGATGTCGCTTTCGAAATCCACAACCTTGGACATTTGCAGCAGCTTCAACCGGGGAAGCAAGTCATCTATATCCCCTACGACCTCCGGAAATGTTTCTATCGCTTTCAAGAGGTCTTTTTGCGAGAACTCTTTTCTGACTCCGGATTCTGAAAGAAAAGTCCTCATCTCCAGTGATAGTGTCAAGTGATGAGTAACCTGCTCAACCCTGTTTTTCTCATCTAAAAACATAGTCAAGCCGCTCGAAGTGTAAAAAATAATACCCGTATCCGCGTTGCCGTATTGCTCCACATACCTTGTGAATGAATCCGTATCATACAGACTATAATTGCGGTCTTTAAGTGTCCGGACCGGCGAGGCAGGCTCTTTAGTTACTTCCTTGTATGTCTGCCCATCCCTCACAAAATGCCGTTGCCCATAGAGAAGATCATCAATACTTAAATAATCCGCAGGCTTTTCTGTGATTACCCCTATTTTTAACGTCTTATCGTCCATTACTTGCCTCCTTGTGCTTCCTTAAAGTTAATAATCTTTGTCGAATCCAGCAGATCCGGCTGTCTCACATCGTTGGAAATAGTATCGATCTTCAAGATGCCGTCCGTGATAGTGCCGATAGTTTTAACCTTACGCCGAGGCGTTGCATAAGAGCAGGCCAATAAGACGCTGACATACGAGCCGTCGGTCGGATTAAATGACATCTTGATATTGATACTACGCTCTCCTGCGACGTCGGCGTCTTTTTCAAAAGAATCCTCAATCGCCGCAAGCGCCTCACTAAACTGCTTTCCTAAGTTTGTGCGCTCAAGAGCGCTTAAACTCAAATCTTCCAGTGGCATTTTCGCTCACCTCCTTTCCCATCTCAACTCCCTCACCCTGATGCTCTCAGGGAATTTATTAATGTCCTTAACCCGCTTACACCATTGCTTGCTTCTGCTCTCGTCAAATTTGGCCTTGATTTTCATCCTCATACCCTCAATATCAGCCGTCCGCCGAAGTAAAGATTTGTGATGACATATTTATAAAGGAAAATAAGCGCATTAAACGCCTGATTCTGCGTGGAGGCAGAGACCTTGCGATTGACAGCGAGATAGGTTAGGAATTTTTCTATTTCATCCTTGCCTGCCGATGCCAGAGACTGCTTGCCGTTAAAAAAGAAAAAGCGTTTTATCCAGTAGCAGTAGGTTTGCTCTGTTCGATAGCTCTTATGCTGAAGGCGGCAGTGATTACGAACAAGGTCAAGAAGCTTCGGTTTTTGGGGTTCAACCAAGTTTAAATGCTGTGCTTGCCTCTGCACTGCCTGTTGCATCTCCGCCTCCTGTAAGTATTTTTGTTATAAGCCTTAAAAATTAGACTGCATTGCTATGCCGTTTAATCAGTGTTATGACTCAAAGGCAAAGACCTCCTGCCCCATCCGTCCCGCTGCTATTTCGCAGTATGCTTCCTCAATCTCAATGCCTATCGCCTTCAGCCCTGCGTTCTTTGCAGCCAGAAGGCTTGTCCCCGTTCCGCTGAAGGGGTCAATTACCGATGCTTCGGCAC